ACTAATGTATTCAATCGTAACTCCAATTCATAATCTGACCAACCAAACAGTTTTGCATATTTCCTCAAGTCTTCTTGCTTCAAATTGTTTCTACGAGGATTAGTTATTTTATATTCGTCATCTATGTTTGGTATTTCACTATCTAGACTGAGTTGTACGGCATCTTCATATTCCTTCCTAGTCATAGGTGCATCAACAGGCATACAGATTCCAGTCTTTACCACTCTGCCCGGGTCTCTTGAGATTACTATAGGGTTTATGTTGAGAAATCTCCGTGAAAGAAAAGAATGTTTCTCTAATCCACCCACCATAAAATCTTTCGCTAATTGTCCCAATCCCGAACAGGTGTTTTGTGTTCCTAAGATAGCCTTATATTTTACGATGTCAATTTTTCTGTTGAAAAAAGCTATCATATCGTCCCCTGATGCATATAGTTTATAGTGCTTGTAACCTAGGACGTGGCAAGCGAACATGTTATACAGTAATACCCTACTTGTATTAAATAAAGTTGTTCTAGTAGGATGTCCAGAAAATACGGTTCCTTGTAAGCTACCACTTAGACCGAAGTTAGTGTAAAATTTAGTGCTTACATCCATTAATGATTTTTCTATTTCCTTATGTGTATAAACAGGCAGTTCGCTCAATTCCAAAAAGGTATTCAAATACCTACCGAAGAAGCCATTATCTACTATTTCTAACAACTCGGTGTGTTGATGTGCATCGTGAGATGAGCCGTCATAAGACATTATATTATTATGGCTGCCGAAATACTCGTTCCCTGCTATAATATCAGCTATTTCGTCTTCATCATAACCTGAAACAAAAGAAGTACCGAACATGAAATCTTGTTTCATCAATTTTATAAAGAAACGAGCTACATATGATCCGACAAATTTAAACTCATCACTCGGATTAAATAAGCATCTAGGTCTCGCATCTTTATCGACGTGAATTTCATTTGATTTGCTGAATAAGCCTAGAACTCGAGAGATTTTACCTGTATCATATAACTTATCTTTTCCATTTTGGTATAATCTCCTTTTTGGGGCTTCCAAACTATCAAAGAACGTGTCTAGACTATAATTCGGAGCTTCGTCTATAATCCATGCTTCGATTTTATTGTGTCTTTCCGCGATGAAATTATCAACGAACGTCTTAAAGTGCCCTAAAGTTTCTTCGTGTGCGAATTCCAGAACTGAGGCTTGTCGCATTAGCAATGCTGCTATTGTATTATATGCACATGATCCAAAGTGCGTAACTTCACTGCTATCCAGTTTATAATACATAGTCCTGCAAGTACAATCCAATTTCATTTTACTCGTGTTAGAAGTTAATATTGAATTCTCGAATGGTGCTACCCTTCTTGTGGCATTTTCTAAATCATAATGTATGCTTTCCAAAGGCACAAGATTTTCAGTTGAAGCTTTTATTTCTGCACGTCGCAATATTGAATTCTTGATTTTGGCTTTTAGTCGATAATTCTTTGCACCTGCTCGATGACTTACTCTTTCAGGTGCCTCCTCTACTACGACGGCCGGTATTTCACTCGCTACAACTACATTCTCCTCGCTGTTTACTTTATTATCTTCAGCTGATTTGGAGTCATTTAGTCTGTCTCGTTCTCTTACATAGTCGTCTCGCTTCTTTTGTATTCTCTTAACTCCAGAGTTAATTTTATTGTAGCAAGCGACAGAACATTTGGACACACCGTTGATCAATCTTTTAAATGATGACAATCTACTCTCTTTATCCTTGATATCGTCTGTTGCGATCTTCGAATTTTGGTGTTCTCCATTACGATAGGTGATATCTATTCTACCTTTGGCACCTATAATATAATTCCTAACCTTGTAAGCTGCACACGTTAATAGTATACTTAATCCTATGACCTTGAAGCTTCTTACAAAAACATCCTTTGAACTGAGTCTTATTAAATTTTTATCTTCGAATTTTACTCTGTCCAAACCGAAAAAGCTACCTATAGAATCATTCCATTTATCTTGGTTGGAACGAGTTCTTGCTTTCTCTTGTTCTATGGCCCAGTTGCAAAAGGTTTTCTTCAGAAGTCTCCAACTGGCTCTCAAACTAAAAGCTCCAGCATCTAAAGTTCTCTTTAGTTCTTTGGCTTCTGCTTCGGCTCTTCTCTCCCTCATCAAGACTTCCAATAAAGTTGGTAATGATTCGTACTTGTCAACTAATTTTCTTGATACAAGGAATGAGGTTCCACAGATTGACGAGAATCGGAACAATTTCTTCCATTTGGATTCGACTTCGATCGATTTATTGCTCTGTAAATGATCAATCATTGGAGTTGTTGTTTCTTCCATTAGTATGAATGATTGATAAGCATATAAACCTAACAAATTGTCACTATAAACCTCTCGATAAACTTTCGAGTCTCGGCGGAACAATCTTACAGCGTTCACGAAAGTTTTCTTCATCTCTACGATTTCTCCTGGTCTTAAGTTTAAGAGATGATGGAAGTTGGCGTCTAAATGTGGTAAGGCTAAACGATATTGTGATTTAATTTTACAGCCTCTGAAATATTCTAGCCTGTCGTTATTGTCGTAAAATTTTCTATCAACGATAGGCATCTGCAGTAACTCCAGATCCATTTTTACCTCGATGCCCAGATCATATCGAATGGCGGCATCTAGATTTTGGTTGTATTTAACTCTCCTTATATTAAGGCATTCATATGTCATCTCATGTCCTATCTCGTATCTCATGATCCTTGCTACACTTATAACGACATCTTGCGAATATCTGTATAATCCAGGGTTCAAATGTCTTATCATGTGTTCATAATGATTTGGATTGCCCTTAACATATGACCTGACCATACCTGAATCGGTTACAACTGCATAACCTTCGTTATTGTTATAATGGTATATGCCAGGTTTGTTCGGATACCTAATATAATTAACAAAGATGGTGTTTCCATCCTTGGTAGAAGAACTATCTACTAATGCATTCATTAAGAAATCGTTAAGATAAGCGTTGTCAAAATAGTATATGACGTCTGTTAATACGTGGTCATAACCTTTCTTCACTTTAGCGATGTCTACTGCATCTTTGTCATCGAATTTAACATCAGCATGTCTTCTAACATAGTCCATATCAAGACTCCACATGTTTGGTCTAGTCCGCCATATTATACGATTGTTACTAAGTTTTGGAGTATTGGCATTTGGTCTTTTGGCTGCATGGTCTACCACATTATTTTTACAACTGAATATACTGAAATTATGATAAGCAGTAGATAGAGCCCTTAAATTAGGGTGGGGATATGGTTTGATGTTGTCTTTTTCGGGTCCTTCGTAATTACAAAATTCATTTAGATGTTCAACCAGATTATTCGATAGAAGGAAATCATTTTTGAAATTAAGTTTATGACTTCCACTATTCTTATTTTCTTCTGCATTTTTGTTTTTATCATCTCCATGATTTTGATTGGTCTTCTCATCATTCTTATCCTCACCCTTTTTATTTGGTTTATCCCCTTCTTCCTTGTCTTTGCCACTATTACCTCCGTTGCATTTAGGTTTCCTATTGGGGTTGGAAAGGTGTGGGACATCAGGAGTTTCTTTATAAATGCCTAAAGCGGCGATCTTATAATCAACTTTCGATGAGGGAAGAGCTGGCCATACACTTCGATTTTTCTTTACAACTAACCTCATGTGAGCTGAATCTCCATAACCACTCAATAACCCGATAGGTCCGTCGCCTTTATAATCTTTGAGATTCAATAGTGCTTGAGGAAATTCACGTCCATAAGCTATGGACATTAATTTCCTCACTGCCAATTCTGACAAAGATTTGGGCTTCAATATCTTTTCCCAATTAAAATCTTCAGGAGAAAAATTAGCAAGATTGTGGCATATGTAAAATACCAATTGTTGCATGTCTTCCCAATCCTCCTTGTCGATTTTCGAACCCGGCAAGTAATCAGCCTCATAAACCTCGTAATTCGGATTATTCAAATCATAAGATTTTGCGAGGATATAAGGGGTTATCAGAATATTTGTTCGTTTTTCCTCCATAACAATATATTGTTCAAGAGCTTGGTGTAAATCAACGAACACAGCATGTAAAGAACGGTTAAATTCTTTACGTCTATGTGCTCTTGTTTCAAGAGCATAAGAGGGCATATGTCGAAACACCGCCCCATTTTCTACCATAGCCGCATAGGCTAAAACTATACAATAACCCTCTCCAGGGTTATCAAGAAGCGAATAAGATGTTTGATTAGAAC